ACCTTTAACCGCTTAGTTACTGTTAGCACTTCCTTCTTAGCCTCACTACAATTAAGGCATGGGACAAAGAAAGAAGTGCCTGGTTTAAAATTACGCCAGTCAATCTCGTAACTAACTTGCTCTATCAGCATTTTCTAAGGTCGCATTAACGTAGTGGTCTATGTCAATGAAGTCGGTGCCAGAGCAATCAAAAATTAAAGAGTGCACGCCTGGAGATTTAACCTTCATGCCTTTTGACAAGCGCTTGTTATCTGCCCCTACGTATACCCCTTTCTTTTTAAGCTGTTGCAGTACGTCTTTGTAATGCACTTGGCCAGTAACGCAATCCTTCTTAAATGCTGATGCTGCAATATACATCCTCTTGGTATCGGGCTCGTACCTAATAATAAGTTCTCCTCTCGGTTCCAAAGTCGGAGCATGGTGCATGTTAGTACGTGTATCTACTTCATCGTTAACTACTAAAATGTTTTGCATGTGTCTGTTAATGAAGTCACCAATCACGCCTGATGAATCTGATACCGGTGCTGTAACATCTTCACGTAGACTAGGTAACATAACAGTCGTTGCCCATTGGTAGATTGCTCGCATATCCCAGTCCATTAGCTTGAGAGTTTTGGCAATCAAACCGCCAGTGATATTACAAGCAATAACTGCAGACCAAAAGCGTTCACGTCTAGTTGCATTGATTTCTTTATCTAACTTCTCCTGCAAGTTCAACATTGTTTTCTTTACTTCTTCAAAGTTGTCTACAAGATACTTAGCATATACATCACCAGCGTGCCCATAGTTTTCTTTTAGCTGGATATCAAACATAGCTTTACCTACATCAGCAGAGATAACTTCTAACGGCTCGATTTTATATTCGAGCAAACGCATCATCTCTCCGTCAGGACTGTTTTTATGTATGCCTAACTTGTCGTAAAAGCTAGCGTTTGATGTAGCTACAGAAATAGTCTGCCAAGTCGTTGTATTAGAACGTAATTCATTTGCTGAAGCTTTGGCGCGATTTGCGCCCCTACCCTGAGACATACCATAGGCTAAATCAGAGAAAGTCTCCGGAGGCATGTTAGTAATCTCGTCAACCGTAAATGGAAGGTTGTTCATCACCCCCAAGTGAATCATCTTAGCTGCAAAAGTATCCTTAGCGATAGCTGCCAAAGCATCGGGATGCCCGTACACACTGTTACACATATATAAAGAAGTAGATTTACCCGTGCCTGACTCTTTGTGAATCAAGTTAATGATTGCACCCTTGTGGCCAGTCAGTTTTAAAAGCGGCGCACCGAAGGCACTAAGCGCAGCGAAAGCGTTAGGCTCAAGACCGGGCTTGCCATATAAGTTAAATACTTCTTTCCATTTTTCTAATGTACCCCTTGGGCTCATGCTCTCCGCAAAGTATTTAGTTTGGTTAGAGGGGGGACTGTGGAACGTACCATCTTTTGTAATCTCCCTATTACCTATAATGAATTTGCTGTCATTATCAGCCCATCCAAATTGGGTTCTCATTGCTTCTTCCTTTTTCTTAAATTGCATTTCTTTTACAAAACTTAAAATAAAGTTAGTTAGCTCTTTCATTTGATGAGGCATACCGGCCACACCGTTACTAGCTAACACTTCTCGTAGCTTCTCGTTAACTGATGCAGAGGACAAAGGCACAACAAATTCTCTTGCGCTCTCCATTGGTAGGTGCAGTCTTATTAATAGCAATACACCAACTGAATCATCAGGGTCTTTCATTAGCTTAACTACGTATAGGTCATGCTCGTATACGCAGAACGGTTCACCGTCATCTCCTTCATCCTCGTCGTCATTCTTACCTTTCTTACCCTTAAAGGTTGGTATCTTGTAGACGCCACCGTTCTTACCCCTAAAGTATGGATGCGGGAAAGTAGGGATTAATACTAGTTCTTTTTCTTCCTCCGACATTTCTACATCTATCTCGTCGGCTCTGATAACTTCCTTGCCTAACTTAATCGGACTCTTGATGCGACCTTTCCACGGGCAACCTGAGCAACCACCGGGGTTATTCTTTTCAAACTCGGCACACGTGTGTGCGTACTTAGAGTTGTTTGCCTTAGCTTCTGTCTTCTCAGGAGTGTAGTCGTGATACTGTTCTGAAATCTTATGTATGGCTGTAGCTCTATCTACACAGCGATGTGCAATCGACAAAGCGTTAAACCACAACGGTTCAGGGATAGTATCTTGGTTATTGTAGCAATGTAGTAGTTGTTGGCATCCTTCTCCTTTCGCACTCCTAAGCATAATCTTGCTAAACTTAGTAACAGTGCTTGCTGCCAAAGACTTTTGTAACTCACTTATCTCATACTGAGGCTTAGGCTCGAATGCAATTTCTTTAACGCCGAGTATGTTCTTAAATTCTTCATACCCCACATCGCTTGCATCTCGTATAAGCTCAACTGGTTTAGGTGGTTCGTCTTTAAAATTAAATGTGCCAGGTACTCTCAGTACACGTGCTGCTTCAAACACGCTTGCATCGACATATAGTTTATGTATTACGCATAGTTCGTTCAAACGAGATGCAACCGGTTCCCACTGTTGGCGGGTGATTGCTTCTTTTAAAGGCCAATACGCATGTATGCCTCTTCCTGAATTTACTAAAATAGGATTGGGTAATCCTATGTGCTCACAAAACTTAGCTAATTCTTGTAGTGCGACTTCTTGAGATATGTATCCATCAGGCTTTCCAGATGCTTCATTAACTACGGCTTTGCTTTCACCGCAATCAAGGTCCATCCAAAACGCTTTGATAGCCTTAACATTGTTCTTAGTTCTGTTCTCGTTGGTTTCAAACTTAGAGCATGCAAAGTACACATCTCGTTTTTGGTCTACAAGTTTAGTAACAAAAGCGTCAACTTCTTCGCGGGTTTGGAAGTGCTCCTGAATAGGAAATGTGCCGTTGAGACCTAAGATTACGTACCAACCATCGTCGGCAAGTACCCTACTTAATAGGTCAACCTTTTCCATAATATCTTCCTCGATGGGATTTTTAGGGGGAATCATCCCCCCTAAGTGCTTTTCAGCAACCCCGTTTACCTACGATTGTTTAAGAGAATTGATAAGCTTACTGATGCGTTCGGCCGTCTTGGGGTGTGGGTCGCACATCCCGGTGAACCAGTTGTATACAGTCTGCTTACTAACGCCTGCTTCTTTAGCGATGCTATTTACTGGAATATCTAGCGCAATACATAGTCGGCCAAGGCTAACCCCAAGCTTGGAGTCTTCAGCCTTTTTGTTTATGTTGATAATCCTTGCGCTGTATCCGTAGCTCATTTTTATTCATCGCTCCAAGCACTAACCACATCGGACAATTTTTGGTCTTGCACCGGTGGTACGGTTGGTTTAGAAGATGCGCGTTTTGTTGGCTCATCAGACGGAGCTGGAGCCGGTGCTGCTTCTACTGCCGCAGAAGGTAATTTCTTAACACCATCCGCTGCCGCTACTGTGAGACGTACTAGATTCTTTACATCAGGTTTAGCACTAGCTTGACGTGCCAGTTCTAACTCATCCGCATTGAGGTGACGTGCTGCACTGAAGAATACCTTAGCGTAATCCACATTATCATCAATAGAAATGGATGTAACTACACGGTCAATACTCTCGTTATTAGCAAGTAAGAATTGGAAGTATGCCTCGAACGGATACAAACGACCCTCACCTTTACCGAAGATAGATTTAGAACCTAGGTTCATTTGATACACATCACCACTTTGGTCGCCTTCTAACATAACTGCAATACGGCGTTGGAATTTACATGCACGACCCTTAGGACCGTCTACGTTTTGTGGGCAGCTAGAGCAACCTGCAGCCTGTGGATTGGTTGCACCTTGTTCAGGTTTGTCACCTAGATTAGACCAGCAATCAGGCAATGTTTTCTCAGCGTCAGAATCAAAGTCTGCTGCATAGTACTGACGAGAAATGCCCGGAAGTGCGTTAACAATGATTACATTTAGTGGACCCTCTAACTTACCACCAGCTTCCTCACCGTTAAGTAGTTTACGGAATGTGCCTTTCTTTACAACAATCCTACGATTAATGTACACATTACGTGTACCTACCATACTCTTGGCTAAGTCGGAAAGCCCTTCTTGTGCACGTTGTTCGGCAGGTAAATCATTTGAAAAAATAGATATTTCGTTACTCATTATTTGCTCCTTCTAACTACTATTGAATATTTACTATCTGACTGCAAACCGACAGGTAATACGTCAGGGTTCTCTTCTAAAAATTGCTTCATATTGGTTTGGTGAATCCGCTTCTCTAAGAGTGGGAAGGCATCGTTCTCAGTTACAAAATCGTAGAAAGATTCCCAATCACTAGTCCAGTAGCGTGTATCTACCTTCCTAATAATCGTCCCCATCTTAGTCTTGATGCTGTCTGCATTTTGAGAGTCGCAAACATCTAACATTTTTCCTGCTAGTAGTTCTAGTTGCTCCTTCAAATCAGCGTCATCAGCTTCATACTTCTCCTTTATTTCCGCTCTTTTATCTCTAATTTTTATATACACTTCCGCTAATTTATCAGCGGACACTTCACTTTCATCGCTCATACATCGCTCCTTTGTTTGTACTGCATTAACTAGTATACCCCATGATTAGACTTTGTCAATTACTTTCCTCAAGCTCTTGTCTGTACAAATCAATTATTTTTGTGTGGCTTGTTATGTTGCCTTGCAGCATCTTATACAACCGAGTCTCAACTTCACTGCCCGTGATATGTACAATAGTCATAGGGTTCTTTTGCCCCGGACGGTTAATCCGTGCATTAGCTTGAAGATAAGTTTCTACGCTTGTAACTGGGGCGTACCAAATAATTACATTGGCTGCGGTTAGCGTTAGCCCATGAGATGCAGCTTGTGGCTGGATAATGAGAACTTGAGGTTGTTCTTCTTTTTGGAATCTGCCAATTATATCATGCCTTCTATTGACCGGCACTTGCCCGTTTATAACTTCTGCTGAAATGTTGTGTGACTCTAAATAGTTTTTTAGTAGCTCAATGGTATGGGTGAATGGTACGAATACAAGCACCTTGTGGCTAGCTTCTTCAATGACCTCAAGTACTACACGTAGCCTATTACTTACATCAAACTCTACTACTTCTTTAGTATCCGTATAGACCGCACCGCCTGAAATTTGTAGAAGCTTGTTAATGCTAGTAGCCGCATTGACTGCGGTAATCTGTTCACCGGCCGCACTAATTAGCATCTGGCTCTTAAGTAGTTTGTAGTACCTATCCTGTTGAGGTGTAAGGGGGGCATCACGTTCTACAAAGGTTACGTCAGGCAAGTCTAGACATTGGTTCTTCTCAAAGCGTATAGCCGGTTGCAGTACGGAGTGCACTACCTTCTGTGCGTTTGGTTTTGGTATCCATTTGTATAACCCAATCTTATACATCACCATGTCACGGAAATGCCCAAGAAACTTAGGCGTGTTAGTAGGGTTGATTAGTTTGGCTAGGCCGTAGGCGTCTACTGGAGACTGAGCTGCTGGTGTACCAGTTAGCATCCATAAGCCCTTAACTTTATCCGTGATCGCCTTAAGTGTTTTCCAACGAGAAGTCTGCGGGTTCTTATACGCACTAGCCTCGTCAATTACAATCAGGTCGAAGCCGCCGTTGATAATAGCGTCTTTAACAATCTCAACACCATCAAAGTTAATGATGACGTACTCTGCACCTTGAGCAATTATCTTTCTTCTTTGGGTGGCTTGTCCGTAGGCTACGTCACAGGTTCTATGGATTGCAAACTTAAACAGGTCAGCCTGCCATGCAGACTTCATAATAGATAGGGGGCATATAACTAGCACGCGGCGCAGAATACCTAAGGTCATTAGATAATCTGTAGCCCATATTACACTGGCGGTTTTGCCTGTGCCTTGCTCGTTGAAACAGAACGCCTTGCGATGGCGTGTTAAGAAGTCTGAGGTTTGCTTTTGGTGAGCAAAGGGTTTGAACTGACCGGGCCAATCATAGCCCGTCAGGATACTATTTTTTGGGGGTGTTGCGCTTAACGGTATGGTCGGGGTTTCGGCTGAAGGAACGGTTTGCTCCTGCGCTCTCAACTCTGAGATTTTTCTTGCTGCTTGAGCCACCTTTTGATAGCGGCTTGACGTGGTCGACATCTTTTCCATCACCTTTCGATACTCTTCCATCTTTCATTAGTTCGGCACGAGCCTTGTTGCGCTGTGCTCTTTTTTTAATTTGTTCAGGTGTACCCTGATATTCTTCGTATTCTTTTTTGTATGGGCGTTTCTTATTAACGTATGGCATAGTAACCTCCTGTTAGGAAGCTTCCATTTTGCCGTAAACCGTAAGAGATAGCAATCCTGCCTGCTGTAAAAACGTAAGTAAATCATCCCGTTCGTAGTCGCCATGTATAGCAATGCGTACTCTGTTTATCTCTGATACTTCTTCCCATTCGCTATCCCAAGATTTTTGTATGGCAATAGTTAACCCGTACCCACTGCGGTTAGCCGTCTCTATATCTAATACAGATTTCGTAGCGTATTTACCATTTGCTTCTCCCAACTCTAAGCTAATACCGGCGTAGTGGTGTCGGGTAGGCGCTTGCTTATCCAAAGAGTATTCAAACTCAGGGTTAAGTACTTCATATGGTGCTGCTATAATCATTTTGTTTTCCTTTCTCTCCAGTAGGCACATTCTTTAACGGGGCAGTAGGAGCATAACGGGCCTGAGTTAGCGTTCCATACATTCTTCTCCATCGCAGTTTCTAGTCTGCTTAGGTCGAATTGGTACGGGTCTACGTATTCTTTAATCTTTTCTGCTAGATGTTTTTTCTTAACAAACTCATTGCTCACTACAAATATAAGGGCGGACTTAATCTTTTTTACCTGAGGGAAGTGCGCAAACACCGCCGCTGCTAGCAAATCTAACTGCCCGACATCCGCATACTTAGCGTTCTTACTTGTCTTGTAGTCTACTACGTAGGCTTCTTCGCCATTTATAATTAGTAAGTCAGCGATGCCACGCCACCATGTGTTATCCCCGAAAAACCCGCATGGTTCTAACCCAACCGTTAACCCCATCTGATGCTCGCAATACTTCTCGCCGGGTATGTTCTTTAATGCTTCGAGTGTCGGGGCGATAAACTTGTACTTCTCCGGAATCGGCGTGCCGTCCCGTATAAAATCTTCTGCTACCTTGTGTACTTCTTTACCGTAGATAGTGGCAGTGCTATCCTCATCCTTAAAGTCTTTAGCTACCTTAATGTGGTAATACTTCTTTGGGCATTGTTGAAATGTTTTAAGGCTACTATAAGACCAAGTTATCATTGTGTTCTTTTCCGTTTGTTAATTGAAACAATCCCAGCTTCAGGTTCTACATATTTCCTAGCTTTCATCATTGCGTCTGCCATCTCGTATGCATCTTGTGCTACGCCTTCCCCATACATTCCCGTCTTAGCTAGTAACCCACACATCGCCAGCATTGCGAATAAATCACGTACTTCTAAATCATCCATCTTCGTTCTCCCCATACCCTATGTTGCCGTTCTGCCCTATAACGTCGCATCGGGCCTCGTCCCAGTTAAGTGGGCACCCCGTAAAAGCACATTCTTTTGTAGCTGTCAGGCTCTTACCACATACATCACACAACGGGTCTTTCTTTTTAAATATTCTATCGAAATTGTCCTCGAACTCCTTGCTGTTTACTCGGCTTTTAATTAGGTCTCCGGTTACATCATTGCGTGTTGCCATAGCGCTTCTCCTTTACGTGCTGCACCAATAAAATAAATAGCATGCCTAAGCTGAAAGCCTGCCAGTAACATTGAATGTACTCGATAATTAAACTCAGCATTTTAATCCCACAAATCTCTATAGTGCTTACCAAATAGCGCTAAGCCTTCGTTCACTTGTTTGTGGTAACGGTTGTGGCTACGTTTATCTAGCTTGCCTTTTTCTATCCACTTAATCTTACGTAACCCATTCTCGTCGGGGGTCTGTGGGGCTTCCCAATCTAT